AAACACATACTGTGCCCCCTGAATATAGTGACCATTTGGTATTTTTGAAACAATACCTCTACCTCTATTTGCCCCCGTAGCATCATCCCAAGCGAACCCACTATTATTTACAGCACTTATTACATCCCCAGTATTACATATCCACCTTGGTATAGCACCTTCAAACTTGACTCCGTGTTGACTTGTAGCTGTTTGCCATTGCAACACACTATTAGCATCTGCCGTTCCCAAACCCACTGCGTCTATACAGGTATGTGGGTGGTTATCTGCTCTGTGATAAAAAGCATTACCGTGAGGAAAGTCAATCCAGAAAACCGGATTGCTTCTATCTGACCAATTGTCAATACCGAATGCTGTTGATTTGTTGGCTCTGTAGTTACTATCCTGAGTATTTACCATTTTGATTTTTCCCTGCTCTCCACAAGTTGTTGTGTTATTCAAAGTATATTCAGGATGATAATTTACAGCACTTTTTACAAGTGCTGTAGGTGCTATAACATAAGGTTTCCACAGTCCATCTCCACTTTTGTGATAGTATCCCTCCTCAACTCTTACTACATATCCACCTTCTTGAGGATAGAGCCACATCTCAGAAGTATCAGGACCATGGTATCCTCTAACAGGTATGGTACCTCTTACTCCTGATACCTGTAATGTATCCAACATTTTATTGGCATCTAAATGAATACCGTTAGCCAATACAGCATAAGGAATACCTACATAAGGTTTCCACTGACCATTTTGGGCGTAGTAACCTTGTTCCATTCTGGCAAGGTACTTACTATCCCAATAAGCATCCACAAACTCAACTGTATCCATTCCGTTTCCACGGTTGACCATCTCACCTTCTACTCTTTCATCATTGCTTTCAGTAGTAACAGTTTTATAGCCTTTAAGCACATGAGCCTTACCGGCTGTCACATCATCCGATCCGACTCCACCTGCTCCACCTTTTAAGATAATTGCTTGACTCATCTTTATTCTCCCTTAATTGCAATAAAAAAAGCCGCCTTTGGCTTCTTTACATAACACATAAGTTTTAATTCTCCATTACTTACAATACCTTTATTTATGCATCCATAAGCTTTCTCTTGAGCTTTGATAATATCCGCTCTACTTTCACCTTCACTAATATGTTGTGATACTGTAGGAGTATCTCCATCTTTAAGATTAGCTACTTGTAATATCTGTGTCCATGGTCCCGATCCGGTCCACCTGTCAGCCGGTACATTTACTACCGTCACTCTTTTCATATCAGTAATTTTATTTACGTACTCTGTTTTATCAACTTTTAGATGCAACAGATTTAACGCTTCAGCCTTTTTGATAAAATCGTTGGCTGATACTGATATCTTCACCTCTGCTGCTGTGTCAAAAGCAAAGCTTATTTGATAATCATATTCTATTTCTCTCTCTGATATAGCCGGTACCTTTTCACCTGCTCTATCCTGTCCTACAATAAAAAGTATCTCTTCTGTGCCAAATCTTGCATATATACCTATCTGCTTTAATTGATACTCTTCTGTTACATCTAAATTTGTAAGAGTCAGCTTTACTACCGCTACATTATTTTCAATATTAATACTATTTACTTGCAGACTCTGTTTTCTTCCTGCTATCTCTACAAGTCTTTTAGGATCAGAGCTAACTATATCTGAAGAAATAGCTTTTGTAATCGTTATTGTGCTTCCAGTTACTATGCTAGCTAACTTCCTACTACCTGCTTCAGTTAAATAGAACTTCATTCAACCACCTCAAACTTCATCTTCTTATGCGTAAATTCACCAACTCCAATATATATTGTAGCAACTTCATCCCTTGGCACAGAATTTATAAACTTATAATCAAAGTGTGCCGGGCGGATATCTTTAAAGAACTTCTTTGCAATATCCATATTTTCAAGAAGTGAAGCACTTCCAACATATATATCAAATCTACATCCTACTTCCTTTATTTTTACTATGTCAGCATTTAAAAGACTTTTTATTGTATCCTCAAGGTTTGCAATTGTAGGAAGTAGCTTCTGATATTTCTTTACAAGTATCTTGAGTCTTCTCTGTGAAATTGATAGCTCTGCATTAGGCTCTATAGCGTAATCTCTTTCAAATCGTTCAATTGTATCATTACAACTGAAAATATTAAACTCATTGCTTAGTTCCTCAAAAAAACTATATAAATACTCAATTTCAACATCTTCAGCATCTATAAGTTCCTTCATCTGTTTTATCTTATACACAAAAAGTGGCAAATTATCTTTTATCATCTTGCTACCCCTATAGATATACCTGATATTATCGGGAAGCTTCCGGATTCAATATCTATTGATACATTATTCTTGTTTATGCTCATAGTGTCCACATCTGTTACATTCTGAATACTAAGTAATATATTTAATATCTTTGCATATGAAACTCTTTGTCTTAGTGTTGTATCAAAATCAAGTTCTGATAAATATGTATTTAAATTCTTTTTAAATGCCGTTTTAATATCATCTAAATAAGATTCATTTTTGACTCTTATCGTTGCGTTTATTTCAATTGGAAATGTTGTTGCTGCCTTGATTAATACATTTGCACCTGCCAACTTATTTGCCTCAATCACATCTTTAACCTTTTTAATCAGCGATTCATTTGCAGCTTCATTGCCTTCAGCTACAATCAATACATCTACTGTTCCCGGTCCTCTTGCAAGGTCTATAACTTTTACCTTGTCCACACCGGTAACACTTTTAGCTGTAGCCTTATACCATGCAACGTTTCCATATCCAACTACATTAGCCTCTGATTCATGTATCCTCTTTCTATAATTCTCATCACTCTCCCTGTCATATCCACCTGATGATACAGTATCAATTACAACCTTTGAAAGTCCTATATATCTCTCCAAAAACTTCAACTTTGCATTTGGGTATAATCTATATCCACTTCCTTTAGCTGCTGCAATACCTGTAACCGTCACGACACCTGAGTCACCAATTATGTAATCTCCTCTTACATAAAAAATAACTCCTGTATCTTCAGACTTAATTCCTGTACCGTCTGCAACAGTCTTTCCTATTTCTCCATATATTTTAAACACAGCTTCTTCATAAGTCGCTTCTAATCTTTGAATATTATGCTCAAATTTTCCAAGTCTATCAAGATCCTCTCCTGTTGCAGTATCAACATGAATCCTATCTAATAATGTACCAACTTCATAACTATAAAATTTAGCTAATTCATTTGCTACTGAGGATAAATTATCATATGTAAAGCTTCCTTCAATCTTTGAAGCAGGATTTTGTATCTTTTCTTTTAATCTATATAAAATCGCATTATAGCTATTATCCATTTGATACCCTCATCTCTTCCTCGATTTTTCCATATATTGTACTTACAATGAATTTAAGCTTTACTTCTTGACTCTTTGAATGTAAAAAATCAAAGTCACCTACATCAACAATATACGGATTTACTAAAAGTGACTCTTGTATATATCTTGATATTTCACTAAAAAGAATATCTTCATCCTCGACCGTACCAATTAATATACTTACTTCATTACCGTATTTATTACTGTAAGCATTAAATATAAATCTTTCAGTTTTTAAAGCCTTATATATCCATATTTTTAAAGCCTCGTTCCCTTCGACAAAATAATATTTACCATGCTTTATTTTCAATTCTTCTCTTTCAAAGTCAAATGCCCACTCCCTATACATTGGAAGCCTTTTTTCATCTGAAATTTTAGCGACCGAAAGTTCAGGGAAAATATTCATACTCCTACCACCTTGCTCAATATATAAAAGTTATCCATTACCCTTTGCACTACAACATAATCACCCGGATTTATTTTAATTGTATTTAAAATGCTTTTTAATGCTTCTTTTAATTCTGTTTCTTCAGTATTAATACTATCAGGTTCTAGCTCCATTACCATAACCGGATCAACATTTAAGTTTACACTTATATCAACCTCTCCTATTCTTATAGTAAGAGGTTTTATACTAAGCACCTTAGCAACCTCCAAGTTATATCCGTTTAATGCTGCTCCACGTTGTTCCATTATTTTACTAAGTTCAGTATAAGGATTACTCATTTAAGACCTCCACTGTCAGACTCATTGTATGCTCTCCACTACCAATGCTATGACTATCACCTGTTACAAGAAACTTTCCTGTAAATCCGTTTGAAATATCCTGAATAATAACAGCTTTACCGGATATAACATTAAAGTCACCTACAGCATTAATATTTGAAGTATCATTTATACCAACAAGTTTTTCTTTTGCAGATACAGAAACATCTTTGTCTTTTTCTGCTTTTATAACATCCTGTAATATTCCATACTTTAAGTTTTCTTCAGCTGAAGTTTCATACACTTTCCCATTCTTATCATCAAGAACAATAACACGGTTTACCATGTTTTCCATGCTCTTTTTATAGTTTGCATCCATAAGATTTGCTTTACCGGATATTACAGCAACTACTTCACTGCCCTTCTTTCTTACTTCGACTTTTTCACCTACAGCAGTTATGTAGTAATTATCTCCATAAGCTTCTGATATTGCTTTGTATATTGTCTTATCTCCGGTACTAATTATTGTCTTATCTACTGCCACACTTTCTAAGTTCCCTACAGGAATCTTAAACTCTTCAAGTATCTTTCTTGTTATCGTCTCAGCACTTCCTTTGTAAACTCCTGCAAGCTTATTTTTGCCTAAGTACCATAATACATCTCTTGAAGTTATTGATACATCACTACCGCTTAAAGAAGAGGAAACTTCTGTAACTACTCCTACATACAGTAGTCTGTTTTTATCATCAAAAAGATTGATGCTGTTACCTATCTCAACCTTAACTAAAGGCATTGAAATTTTAGGATTATATAGATATGTGAAGCTTAAGCCCCTTGACCTTTCATCAATATCACCACTCCATGTGGCATTTACACAAAGATTAGTTATATCTTTATCATTAGCAATAATTCTCATGGTATAAGTATTTTCATCCCTTCTCTAAGCTTTTTAGGATTTATCCCTCCATTTGCTTCAGAAATCTTTTTCCACTTTTCACCGCTTCCATAATATTTTTTTGCAAGTCCCCATAATGTTGTCTTACTGTTTACTATTTCAATATTGCCTGCTTTAGGGGCATTTTCTGCCCCCCTGTCAGACAATGTTACATCTGAACTTTTTACAGTGTCTCCATCTTTTTTTAATATGCTTACACTTTCAACCGTTGGTATATCAATATCCTTAACCTCTGTAAGTTTTAATTCAATATAAACATCAAGTTCTCCCTCTTTAAGAGTAATATTTTTACTGTCTAAGATTGCTTTAAAGTTCATTGTAGGTTTTGATACAATAAACCTTAAAGTTATATCTTCAGTAATCCATTTGTTTATAAGTTCGATATCGGAATCTAAAGAGCCTCGCCTTCTAAATCTTGATCTAGATGATGGAAGGAATGTTGATATACTTACAGTTTTCAATCCTCTTTTTCCGGGGAAATAAACGTCACCAAGATTATCTATATTCTCTCGTATATTATCTCTTGACTCACTTATTGTTATACCGGATGGATTAACATTAAACTCAATACTATTACCATTTATATCTTTTATTAATATAGCTCTGGTCTTTCTCATCTATCCACTTGCCTCATCTTCTTAACCAGTTCAGTTGTAACCTTATCAATATCCGCCTCTTCTCTTATAACCATAGAACCAATATTAATATTTACCGACTTACCTCCAAGCATTTTCTGTGTATCTGAATTTGAATGTACCTTACTACCTGCAGGTAAACTTACAAGCTCAGGTCCATGCTCTCCTACAGTAGTATATCCGCCACTCCAGTAGCTTGTTCCCGTTGCATTTGCTCCAACAGAGCTCTTTCCACCACCTATAAATCCTGCAACATTCTTTACAGCTCCTGCAACAGCACTGACTCCCTTTCCAATTCCATTAATAATGGGTTCTATTACACTCCAAGCAGCTTTTACTACAGCTTCTATAGCCGGAAATGCTTTTTCAAATGCAGATAAGCAAAGGTCTACCGCTGCAATTATTAAGTCAAATGCTCCACCTATCACTGTTCCCATTGTACTTAGAACACCACTTACTATAGGTCCCATGGTCTCTATAATTCCTTGGAACAATTGAGAATGGCTTCCAAGCATTGTAAACGCTGCACCTATTTTCTCACCTACAACAGATATTATTGAGGCTATTCCCGGGAAAATTTCAGCTATATAGCTTCCAAGGCCTTGTATTATCGCACTTGCTACAGGTGCAATTGCTGTAATTACACTTCCGATACCATTTATAGCATCAACTATTACAGGTGTAACACTTTCAAAAGATAAGCCCATTCCACTTACAGAACCTGAAAAGATATCTCCAAGTGTTGTCATTATCGGACCTACCGCATCAAACACCTGTGCCATAGAGCTTTCAAATGCCGGCATTGCATCCATTACATTAGATAAAGCATCTGTAATAACCGGCAAAGCCTTTTCACCTACAGATGTCAGCATTACAGCACCATAGTTTTTAATCTTATTTGCCATAGCGGCTACAGATTTGTTCTGCTGTTGAAATGCACCTTCTGCTGCTCCTGATGCCTTAGTCATTGCATCTGTCTTAGTTGCAAAGTTTTCAGCCTGTGAGCCTGCCAGTGCAAGTACTGCATTCTTAGCCTCAACAGATGAAAAAAGACCTGCAAAGGCAACTTCATCACCATTTACAGAGTCTTTTAATTTGTTAAGTATAGATCCAAGGCCTTCACTTTCAAGTGCAGCAGCTCCTGAGGCATACCCCATCTTTTTAAGTGCTTCACTCATTTCTGTTGAAGGTGACATAAAGCCTTGCATTGTAGCTTTAAGCTGTGTAGTAACTTCTGCAGTTCCTCCGGTTACACCTGTAAGTGTAGCCATTGCACCAAAGAGTTCTTCTTGGCTTACCTTTAGAGTAGATGCAAGCGGTATTACCGCACCCATACTGGAGGCAAGTTCTGGGAAACTTGTTTGACCTAATTTTACAGTTTCAAATGCTAGATCCGCTGCCTTACCTACTGCCTCAGCTGATGTATCTCCATATCCCTTTGTTACAGCTGAGAGCATTTTAACAGCTTCAGATGTTTCCGCATTACCTGCCTTTGCAGCTTTTGCTGCAATTTCAAGCTGTTTTGTAGAGTCCGCACTCTCTCCAAAAGCAGACACAACTTCATAAAGTCCGCCTGATAAATTATTAAGGTCTACACCTGTATCCTTTGATATGGTCTTGAGGCTTTCTCCCATTGATGAAAGCTTGCCTTTTACATCACCGTCAAGCAATGTACCAACGTTTGCCATTCCTTTTTCAAAGTCTATTGCTGATTTTACAGCCATTCCTCCGGCTGCTGCAATTGCCGTAAATCCTGCTGCTCCTGCTGCAAGTCCCAACTTTGCTATTGCTCCACCAACGGCCTTTACTCCATGTGCGACAAATCGTATTACCTTATTATCTTTGATTGCGGCAAGTCTTGAAGCTACATTTCTAATTCCTGATATCGCTTCATGGGCTCTTGATCTGATAGTTACATTTCTATCTCTCAAGTTCTCCGTCTCAGTTTCTACATTGTCTATTGCTGATACAGCACTTTCTGTATTTGCTGATACGCTTACACTTCTGTCACTTAAATTTTCTGACTCGGTTCTAACATTTTCTATTGCAGATACAGCATTATCTGTATTTGCACTAACAGTTATATCATTAGCATTTGTACCGTTAAGCTGTGATAATGACTCTCTTGCTCTTCCGATATCTGATTGAAAGTTTCTTGCAGCTTGTGCTGCTCCTCTAAGTACTCCGGTTACATCATCCTGTAGCCTTATTACTCCACCAAAAACATCCATCAGCCTTCTCCTACAAGTACATCAGCTACTGCCTCTTTTATCAATCTCTTTTGTTGCTCTTCGTTAAGTTTTGCCAATGCCTCCAAGACTACTTTTTCGCTTCTTGTAAAGCTATCAAGTTCTCCAGGCAAAATCCCAACACTAAGGCAGTAGCCATATAAATACGCTTCATGTGAATAAATCAGCTTTTTTTTAACTCGTCAACATCCGATACTGTAGTCTTATCTTTCATTCCTGACAAAGCAAGAACTTCATTTGCAAGCTTTGTCCTATCTGCAGGAGTAAACACATCCATTATCTCTAAATGTGTTTTTATGATCTTCTCTCCAACCATATATGTTGCAAGTTCCTGAAGAGTCTTTGAAGCATAATAAATTGTATATTTATCAACTACTACATTGTTCTCCGAATAGTTAAAACAATCATTTAGCTCCTCTGAACTAAGTCCTCTAAGTTCTATCTCTTCATCCAGATCACCAATATAGTATCTTTTTACTTTGCGTTTTTTTCTCTCCTCCATCTTTTTTAAAGCTTTATCCGCAAAAGACTTAAAAGTCAAAACTTTCTCTGTATCTACCATGATTAAATTACTCCTTTATTTCATCTAAACAAATCATATCTGACGGAGTAAATGAGAATGGAAATTCTACTTTTACTACCGCACCCATTTCATAATCAAGTGGAAATTCACTTAAAGCAACATTGCCTATCTGATATCTTTCTATTTGTCCTCCGATTGCATCAGGATCTGCAAGTGTTGTCATTATAGTCCCTCTAGGATCTTTCCCTTTTAAGATTTCTTTCCTAATACTTTCAAATGCAGAATAAATCTTGTTTATAGATACGGTACCCTCGCCTTTCAGCCCGGTTATCTTTGTATCTATGTCCATCCCCATCTGAACTTCTTCTCTATTGACTGTAGTTTTTACACTGATTTTTGTACATCCTGCAATTTTCAATCCATTATAGAAAATTTCAGCATTTGTACCCGAAAGTACTCTTTTACCCGTTATCTTCTCTTCCATAAGCTCTCCTTAAATCTCAATTCCCATATCCAGATCTTCCATAGCATCTACAAACTTAAATTTAGCTCTTATAGCTATATGACTACCTGTATTGGCTTTGTTCAAGTCAATCTCAGTCATCTCTGAAGTATCTTTCTTTTTCTCTTTTTCAAGATACTTTTTTATCCAGGCCGTATTAAGTGAAACTTCAATATCTTCATCTTTGTCTATAACTTCTCCGGCTATATCCTGAAGATACGAATGTACAGCACCTACAAATATCTGCTTTTCGTCGTAAGTATTATTTTTCTTACCTACATACTGATCCTCATAAGTTGATTTTATATCACTTCTGACAATGTCAGATCCTTCAACAATTTTTATTTTTTTAAAGTCAGCCGGTGCTTCCTCAGATATAGTTACAAGTGAAGTAACTCCTCTTGCAATCTTAAACTTCTCACCATCAAATATAATAATAAATTTTCCGGCATTTATATCCTCATCCGGATTTTTTGACTGCTTTATATCAACAATTTCCTTGAGAACCTTATAAGTTGAAGACTCCTTGATATTTACTCCTGCCAACAAACCTGCAATTCTTGCTGTATAATCTTCAGGCTTGATTGTAATGACCTCGCCCTTGTAAACAATTGATATGTTTGTCGTTGCAAAATTTACTACTGCCGGTGAATCTGCAGCCTGATCTACAAGCACAGCCTTACCCTTCTTGTACTTCTTCTTTTTCTGACTGTCAAAATAGCTCGCAAAAAGAGCACCCTCTTCTTTACTTAAGCAAGGTGCCGCAAACCAGTCAAATTTCAAATTTTCAATCAGCTGTTTACATTCATCTACATTAATGCCCATTTCTTTAGTTACAGCCCTTACTACTATAACTTTGTTCGGATTCCCCATAAAACACAAGTCAATTATTCTAAAATTATCTGCAGTCCAGTCTTCTTTTACTACATCCTCTATCTCTGTATAGGCATTTATTACCGTTGTTTTAGTGCTGTCTTTAAGTAATAGTAATACAACTCCTCTACTGCTTCTTGCAACAAAGGAAACTGCCTTTTTATAAAATTCAATATTTATACTTGGTAATCCCATTTACCCTCCTTATTTAAAAACTAATGCTTTTACAAACTTCTGCTTCAGGCTCTTTAATATTCATATCATCAAAGAAATCCAAGTTGAATGTTATATGCAGTGTATCATCCGCAATACTTGATCCGATATTCAAGACTTTCAAAAATCTATCTCCCACTTTAAATCCTATACCTATTCTACCTGTTATCAGCTCTACCATCTCATACATGTCTTCATTACTACTTTTACTTTTTTCCATAAAAGTAATATCAACAAGAATCAACTTCTTACAGCTCTTGCCATCAAGCTGTACAGATATAGAAAGTGGTACAAGTTGTATATAGAGCAGTGGAAATGCTGACTTATCAATCGTTTCAATCTGCTCTATATCTTCAGCAAAAATATTTAATCCCTGTTTAACTTCATTTAAAAGCCTTATTAAAGACATTTTAATATTATTTAAACTAAGCATTAAAAAGCCTCCTTTAACGCATTCACCATTGCTTCGATATCACTACTGTAATTGGACTGTTTATAGTTTGCTATACC